AGTTCAAGGTTGTCAGACCGGACGACGGCTAGGCCCGCTTCTGCAGGGATTCGTTTTCCATCAGCATGCGATAAAGTTCGGCGGGGAGGCCGTCCATTCGGCCGAACAGCACATAGTCCGACGTCGCGCCCGTAACTTGCCAGAGCTTCGACAGGACGTCCGGTGGCGGAACGCTTCGGCCTTGCTCGTAATTGTTCCAGCGTTGCGGGGATATGTCGATGGCCTGGGCCAGAGCGCCGAACGTCAGGCCGCGCGCCTTGCGGATGGCCGCAAGGCGTTCGCCGATGGCGCTTTTCGAGGTATCCGGCAGAAGGTCCGACATATAAACAATATGTTACATTCCGCCTTGTGAAGCCACAAAAATTTGGGTGCAATTGCATTTAAACAGATTGTTGATTAACGTATCGCGCTGAATCGTCATTTCAACGCGGCGGCCATGGCTCTCAAACAACTTGCTACCGTCGATGAGGTCATCGACGCCCTGGGAGGCAACTCCGGGACGATGTCCGTCACCGGTGCAAAGTCGCCGCAGGCGGTGTCCAACTGGCGGCGGCGCAAGCGCATCCCGCCGCGTCACTATTCGTGCATGGCCGATGCCCTGGCCGCAGGCAATTTCGCCGCACCACGGCAGCTATGGGGCATGACGCCGCCTGACCCTCTATCGGCGTGAGGGAATGATGCAGGCGGGGGCCACAACAAATCGGGGACACTTGCAAGACATCGGCGGCCGTGGCGCGCAGCGCCCGGAACAGGGGCCGCACGCAGTGTCCGTTCGCGAGGATCGGCCTGGCCTCCTTGATCGTGCGGCACGGCTCGCGATCGAGGGGCGCATACCGTTTCGGCGGGGAGGGCCACCGCGATGGTGATACGGCCCTATGTCTCGAAACTGGCGATCGTGCGCTACGTCCAGGTCGTGCTGCATGTCGCGCCTCCGATTTCCGACAGCGCCTGCATGGCCGAACAAGCGGACATGGCAGCCCGCGCGGCCGGACGCTCGGGCGCCTCGGAGATCGCCCGCGAGATCCTGTCGCCCGCCGTTCGAACGGCGATCCTGGCCGGATTCCCGCTTGTCGCCACCCGGCGATTCCGTGCCATCGTCGCGCCAGGAGGCACAATCAAGACGATCATGGACCCATACCCACGCACGAACTGCCGCCTGATCATCAAGACCGATACAGAAATGGATCGGCACTGGCGCCGCATTGTCAGGTGCTCCCGGGATCGGCAGCGGAGTGCGCCATGCCAGTGATCACGCGCCAGCGTGCGACGAATTATGCCATCATCCCAAATGCCGTCGCCGAGGACAGCCGCCTGACATTCGAGGCGCGCGGCGTGCTCTGCTACCTGCTGGCCAAGCCGAACGACTGGAAGGTCAACATCGTCGACCTGCAGAGAGCAGGCGGCATCGGCCGCGACAAGGTCTATCGCATCCTCAACGAGCTGCTCGCTGCCGGCTACATCGAGAGGCGGCAAGCCCGACTAGCCCAGGGCACTGTCGGCGAGGTCGAATACATCGTCTACGACGACCCGGTGCCCGACAGCCTGCCGTTTCCTGAAAACCCGGAAGCGGTGATGCCGCTTCCTGAAAAGCCGTATGCGGTGCAACCGCTTCCTGAAAAGCCGCGTCCGGTTCAGCCGGATACGGCAAACACGGACGCATTAATAAGAACCCAGACTCTACCAAATACCCAAATTACCAAGAACCCATTCCAAAGCGTGCCGGCGGGTTTCGACGCGCTGTGGAAAAGCTGGCGCCCCGATCACCGGCCGGACAACAGGCCATACGCCGAGAGCCTGTTTGCTGGGCTGCCGGCAGACGTCGATCGGCGTCATGCGATCGATTTTGCCGGTGAATACCTGCGGATGATGGCGCTGCGCCGAAAAAGGGGGAACCTGATCACGTACCTGAAGGCCCGGGCGTGGCGAGAGCTGATCGACGCGCCACCGCTGGATCGGGATGGCCAGTATGTGGTCACGCCAGACCGCGAGGAATGGCAGGCCTGGTTGGCATCGATCCGCCACAAGCACGGAGATGTCGGCGCCGAAACGGTCGAGCGGCAAGGACGGATCGTGCGAAGCGATCGCTGGCCGGCCACCGTTCCGCCGCAGCAACTCCGCTTGGCAGTCGGGTGAGCGTGCAAAATGCAATTTGACGCGTCAAAACCGACAAAGGATGCCGATGCCGCGCTCGTCGAGCTCTACGATCTGCTGCGAGCGCGCAATGCGCCCCGGCCCGGCTCGTTCTCGTCGCTTGGGGCCGATGGCCGCCGCGAATATTTTCGGCTCGCCAAACGCCGGTCCCGCGAAACCGATGCTGCTGCCACAGCAGCCGGCGCGATCAAGCCGTCGCGGGCCAATGTGCGCGCAGCGCTCGCCGACGCCGCGCTGATGCTGCTCGCGGTCGACGGGCCCGGCGCCGACGAGGTGCGCCAGGTCCTCGCAGCGGTGTTCGCCGGCCGGCCCGGCGTTCCGATGTCGGTCGAGCAGATGGCGCGCTCCGGAAAGCTGCGGCCGAAACTCGCCGGCCGGAACGTGGAGGCGTCTTGATGGACAAGAAGCCGGCCACGAAGAAGAAAGCCGAACCGCGCGCCATGAACGCGCGCGAGCGGCTGTTCGTGGTCGAGTATCTCAAGGACCTCAACGCCACACAGGCGGCAATCCGCGCCGGATACAGCGAGAAAACTGCCCGCCAGCAAGGCACGCGCCTGTTGTCAAAAGCTGTCATCGCCGAAGCGATCGCTACCGGCGTGGCCAAGCGCAGCGAGCGCGTGAAGCTCGACGCGGATTTCCTCCTGCAGCGCCTGGCCGACGAGCTCTTTGCCGATATCGCCGACATCTACAACGACGACGGCAGCCTGAAGCCGATTCGCGAGTGGCCGCTCGTGTGGCGCACCGGCCTGGTTGCCGGCATCGAGGTCGAGGAAATTTGGGAGGGGCAGGGCGAGGAACGGGCGCAAGTCGGCGTGCTGCGCAAGGTCAAGATATCGGACCGCGTCAAGCGCCTCGACCTGTTCGGCAAGCACGTCGATGTCCAGGCTTGGAAGGAGCGCCGCGAAATCGGCGTCGACCAGCCGCTGAAGGAATTGCTGCGGGAGATCTCCGGCAACTCCATCCGCCCGCGGGAGGATGCCGGCAATGCATGAGCACCTCGCCCACCTCACCGAGGATCAGCTGCGCGAGCACCTGAAGGACCCGCACTGGCGGATCCGCAACCTGTATTACGTACTCGACAAGGACGGGAACACCGTCCTGTTCGTTCCCAACGAGGTGCAGGAGCAGTTCCTGCACGACATCTGGTATCGCAACGTCATCCCGAAGGCGCGCCAGCGCGGATTCAGCACCGTCGTACAGATCATGATGCTCGACGCCTGCCTGTTCGTACCGAACAGCGGCGCGGCCGTCATTGCCCAGGACGAGGACACAGCCAAGGGCATCCGAAACAACAAGATCAAGTTCGCCTACGACCGGTTGCCGGACTTGATCCGCAAAGCAATCCCGCTCACCACCGACAACGTGACCGAGCTGCAGTGGGCGAATGGCTCCTTCATGCTGGTTGCGCTGTCCACGCGCGGCCGCACACTCCAGTACCTTCACGTCTCGGAATACGGCAAGATCTGTGCGCACTCCCCTGACAAGGCGCAGGAAATCAAGGCCGGCTCGCTGCCGTCCGTCGACCAGCACGGCATCATCGTCATCGAATCTACCGCCGAAGGGACAGAGGGCGATTTCTACGAGAAGTGCCAGCGGGCCAAGGCGCTGAAGGACGCCGCGCGCAAGCTGTCGCCCATGGATTACAAGCTGCATTTCGCGGCTTGGTGGGATGCCGACGAATATGAGACCGACCCCGAACTGGTGTTCGTCTCGGACAAGGATCACGCCTATTTCCATCGCCTCGAGGCGGTGATCGTTCGGGAGATCGGCCCCCGCAAGCGCGCCTGGTACGTGGCCAAGCGCGACAACGACTTCGGCGGCGACCAGGAAACCATGTGGTCGCAATATCCGTCGACGTTCGACGAGGCCTTCATGGTCTCCACCGAAGGGACTTACCTTGCCGATCAGCTCTCGCTGGCGCGCCGGCAGAACCGCATCACCACGATAAACTACGACCCATCGGTCCCGGTCGACACCTGGTGGGACCTCGGTGTCGACGACGATATCGCTATCTGGTTTTCCCAGCAGATCGGCCCGCGCACGCATTTCATCGACTTCGACGAGGGCTCCGGCGAGCCGTATTCGTATTTCGTCAAGCGCATGCAGGAACGCGGCTATGTCTGGGGCAAGCACTATCTGCCGCACGACGGCGCCCACCGCCGGCCGGGCTCCGAGATCCTCAAGACCTCCGCCGACATGCTGCAGGACCTCGGCCTGCGCAACATCGAGATCGTGCCGCGCGCGCACGAGCTGGTGCAGGCCATCCAGGAACTGCGCGACGACTTCGCCAACTACTGGTTCGACGAGGCGCGCTGCGCCGAAGGCCTGAAGCACCTCGCCGGCTACCGCAAGGAATGGAACGCCCGCCTGGGCGTCTGGACCTCGACGCCGCGCCGCAACGGACACCAACACGCCGCCGATGCGCTGCGCCAGCGCGCGCAGATGCGTCATCGTCTCAATATCGGGGCAGGGCGGGGCAGCACCATTCCGCGGAGGAAAAACCGAGGAGGCATGGCCGCATGACCATCACCGCACGCCGCTCTCCTCGATCCGCTGTTTACTCTGACGGCCGAATCGGTACTCTCGCGTCACCGAGCAGCTCGGCCTCGCCCCTCACGAGGACCGAATGACTGCAAGCATCCATCTCGCACACCGATCCTGGACGCGCGCCCGCAACGGCATCACCGCCATCGGCACCTGGCTGCACGAAGACGGTCGCCAGCGCCCGTGCATGGTGCTGATCCGCGCCGGCGAGGAGGGACACGACCACACCGACCCCTGCGTGATCCCGCTTGAGGGCGCCTGGCGTTGGTCGGAGGATATCGGCGACGGCGCCTTTGCTGCGCGCCAGATTGCCCATTTCATGCAGAAGCTGCGCATGTCTCCTTCCAAGCGGGATTTTATCCGGCTGGGCATCTTCATCCATGACTGCCTCGATGATCTGCTGACCATGCCGGTTCGGGGCCCGGGCATGCCAAATGCCGTCATCGCCGAGGTCACGATCACAGATCACGACGGGCGCACGCAGGAAGTGGAGCTCGTCGACGATGTTTGATCTGCGCGCCGAAGACGGATCTGTTCGTCGCAAGGAGGCTCATCTGCCCGCGGCCGACGACGTGGCGGCCGACACGCGGCCGCGCCGCGGCAACCGCCTCGACAAGGCGGATATGGTCGAACTCCACCACATGATGACCTCGTACTACACGACCGAACTCGATCGGCAGTACGAAAACCGAATGCAGATGGCCAAGGACGAGGATTTTTACGACAACGAGCAATGGGATGAGGCCGACAAGGCCGAAGTCGAGGGCCGTGGGCAGGTGGCGCTCGTCTACAACGTTGTCTCGGCCTCCGTCGACTGGGTGACCGGCACCGAAAAGCGCGCGCGTTCCGATTACAAGGTGCTGCCCCGTCGCAAGCCGGATGCCAAGCCGGCGCAGCGCAAGACCGAGTTGCTGAAATATCTCGCCGACGTCAACCGGACGCCGTTCCACCGTTCGCGCGCCTTCTCCGATTCCGTCAAGGTCGGCCTCGGCTGGCTCGAGGACGGCATCACGGACGAGCCCGGTGAGGAGCCGCTCTATTCGCGCTACGAGAACTGGCGAAATGTCCTATGGGACAGCGCTGCGACCGAATTGTCGCTGGAAGACGGTCGCTACATCTTCCGTAGCAAGTGGGTCGATCTCGACGTTGCTACCGCGATGTTCCCGAAGCGCAAGGCCATCCTCGAGAGGTCCGCGGCCGATTCCGACAGCTTCGCCTGGCTCGACCAGTATGGCGACGAGGCCATGGATTCGATCGAGCTTTCCATGGAGCAGGAGAGCAATTCGCGCGGCAGCGATCGCATCACCGGCTTCCAGCGCCGACGCCTGCGCCTCATCGAGGCGTGGATCCGCTTGCCCGCGCGCGCCGAGGTGTTGAAGGGAGGCTCCTTCGACGGCGAACTCTATGACGCGCAATCCCGCGGCCACGCTGCGGAGATCGAAAGCGGCGAAGCCACGATCGTGACACGGCCGACGCTGCGCATGCATGTCGCGATCTTCTGCTCGGCCGGCATGTTGTGGTTCAGCCAGTCCCCCTATCGGCACAACCGTTTCCCTCTTACGCCGATCTGGGCCTACAGGCGTGGTCGCGATGGCATGCCCTACGGCATGATCCGGCGCCTGCGCGATATTCAGGACGACATCAACAAGCGGGCCAGCAAGGCCCTATACATCCTGAGCACCAACAAGGTGGTGCTGGACGACGACACTATCCCGGACGGCGTGTCTGTCGAGGAATTCAAGGAAGAGGCCTCACGGCCGGACGCGTTCCTGGTCAAGAAGAAGGATAGTTTCCTTCAACTCGCTGCAGAGCGGGAACTGCCACAATATCACCTCGAGCTCATGTCGCGCTCGATCGCCATGGTCCAGCAGGCATCCGGCGTCACCGACGAGCTGCTCGGCCGCCGCACCAACGCCACATCCGGCATCGCCATCCAGCGCCGCCAGGAACAGGGCACGATGGCCACGGCGATCTATTTCGATAACTACCGCCTCGCCCTGCAGCTCCAGGGCGAGAAGCAGCTCGCCAACATCGAGCAGTTCGTGTCCGAGCAGAAGGCCTTCCGCATCACGAACATCCGCGGCAACGCCGAGTACGTCGTCGTCAACGATGGCGACCCGGAAAACGACATTGTCCGCTCGAAGGCGGATTACGTGATTTCCGAGGAAGACTGGCGCGCCACCGTCCGCCAGGCCGCGGCCGCGGAGTTGCTCGACCTGCTGGGCAAGATCGCCCCGGTCGCGCCGCAGGTCGTCATTGTCATGCTCGACCTGTTGATCGAGAGCATGGACCTGCCGAACCGCGACGAGCTGGTGCGCCGCATCCGTGCGATCACCGGCATGACCGATCCAGACGCGGATGGCGACGAGCCCAGCCCCGAACAGATCCTGCAGGAGCAGCAGAAGGCCAAGGTCGCCGCCATGCAGGAGGCCGACGCCATGGCGACGATCCGCAAGAAGGAGGCGGATGCCTCCCTCTCGGAAGCCAAGGCAGCGGAAACGCAGGCGCGAACCGTCTCGGCAAATGTCGGCTCGCAGCGGACGGCACTCGACGCCGCCGCCCAGGCCATCGTTCTGCCGGATGCAACCTACGTTGCCGACCACATCATGGCGGAGGCCGGTTTCGTCTCGGCATCCGACAAGGCCGTGGCCCATCAGCAGTTGGCGGCCGGCCTCGCGCGCCAGCAGCAGGCACAGGCGCAAGTCCAAGCACAGCAGGAGCAGCAGCAACCTGTCGGCATTCAACCCCCATCACAGCCCCAGCAATAGCGGTTCGAACGATGCGCAGGAGCAATCAGGAATTCTACCAAGCCGACCCGGCCGGGCATCTCACCCAGCAAGAGGAATGGTTTGGGCGCACGGTTCCTGCGTTTCTCGAGGCGCACGGAATGTATCGAACGACGCCGGTCCTCCTCGGCGCACTCGACTACGCGGTCAAGGAACTTCAGACGGCGCAGCCCCGCAACGCGTTCGATCCGAGCATTCTGGTGCAAGCCGACGCGATCGTTCGCCAGCAGCTCAATCTAGCAACGACCAAAACCAATTAGCCCCTCCGACAGAAGGTTATGCGACATGCCCCACAAAATCACTGACGAAGAAAAGAGCCTGCTCACCGAGGAAGAGCTCGCCGGCCTCGAGGACGATACGCTCGTCGATGAGGGACAGGATATCGAAGACGACGCGGCCGGCGAGGAAGCTGGCGCAGCTGCCGCGGCAGAGGAAGCAAAGGCTGCGGAGGCCAGTGCGGAAGCGGCGGCAGGGAAGGGGGAGCAGGCCGGTATTGGTGACGATCCCAAAAAGCCGGTCGACGAAGCCAAGACACAGCAGCCGGCCGATGTGCAGGAGCAAATGCCGGCGGGAGATGCGCCGGCCGATAAGCCGATGCCCGCCGCAACGAAACCGGCCGGCCCGCTGCCGAACTGGAAAGCTCCTGAGGATGCCAGCGACCGCCTGAAGGATATCGACGCCCAGATCGATACGCTTGCATCCAAATTCGACGACGGTGAGTTGACCGCGGTCGAATATCGTCAGCAGACGCGGGATCTCGAAAACCAGAGGCGCCAGCTCGATCGCGAGATCCTGAAGGAGCAGCTCTCGAAAGAGAGCGCTGCGGATCTCTTGGAACGCCAGAAATCGGAATGGTTCGACGGCACCGTGCCGAAGTTCCTGGAGGCATACCCCGAATATCGTGACAAGCCGCTTTTGCTCGGTGCTCTGAACAGCGCAGTGCTCGAGATCCAGACGGCGCAGCTCGATAACCAGTTCGATCCCGACGTCCTTGTGCGCGCCGACGCCAAGGTGCGCGAACAGCTCGGCTTGGCACCTCGCAACACCGCCGCGAAGGTGGTCGTGCCGCCGCGTGATATTCCGCCGTCGCTTGCCCACGTCCCGGCGGCCGAGCCGGAAGACGTTGAGGGTAACTCCGAATTCGCGGCGCTAGATCGGCTCGAAGGCGTTGCCTACGAGGCCGCGCTTGCCCGGATGCCGGACGACGTGCGCGAGCGATACCTGGCACGATAGAGAGGGACGACATGCTGACATTGGGAGTGCGGGTGGGGCAGGCAGTGCAGATGGGCGACGTTGCCTGCGTCAAGGTCGTTGCCCGGGACGGATCCACCATCCGTCTCGGCTTCGCCACGGACATTGCGCCGATCCGGATCATCCCCTCGGGGATCATCCCCGAGCGCTTCCTGCATGGGATACGTCGCGATCTCGGGGTTTCCGTGACCCAGCGCTTGGCGGCCGCTGCATCCTGATCTTTCGCGGCCGTTGCAATCACGCCCGTTTCGAGTTATTCAGGCGTCCAATCTGCTCATAGACGTGCGGAATCCTTAGACCCAAGGAGCGCACGTCAATGTCTGCGACGACAATCGCCTACGGCGATCCCAAAGCCCAGAAGAAATGGTCCGGTAGCCTCTTCATCGACACAGTGCGGAAGAGCTATTTCGATCGCAAGTTCATCGGCGAAAGCGACAACAGCGTCATCCAGCGGCTGACCGATCTCGAGTCGGACGCGGGCGACGAGATCTCCTTCGACCTGGCCGTGCAACTGCGCCAGAAGCCCACGGTCGGCGACAACCGCCTGCAGGGCAAGGAAGAAGGCCTCCGCTTTTTCACCGACAATGTGAAGATCGACCAGATGCGTCACGGCGTCTCCGCCGGCGGCAAGATGAGCCGCAAGCGCACCGTCCACAACATCCGCAAGGTCGCGAAGGAAAAGCTCAGTGACTACTGGGCGAAGTACATCGACGAGATGCGCATCATCTACCTGTCGGGTGCCCGCGGCATCAATGAGGATTTCACCGAGGATACCGCATGGGTGGGCCATGCCGGCAATCCGATCCAGGCGCCGGACGATGGTCACCTGCTGTTCGGCGGCGATGCCACTGCAAAGGCGAACCTGGACGCCACCGACAAGATGACGCGTGCCGTCATCGAGCGCGCGACCGTCAAGGCTCGCATGATGCGCGCCACCGACCCGTCCACCGCCAGTATGGTAGCGTTGTCGATCAACGGCGAAGACCACTACGTGATGCTCATGTCGCCGTTCCAGGAGCACGATCTCCGCACCAGCGACACGGGCGGCTGGCTCGAGGCGCAGAAGGCGGCGGCCGCCGCCGAGGGTCGCAACAACCCGATCTTCAAGGGCGGTCTCGGCATGATCAACAAGGCCGTGCTGCACAGCCATGAGAGCGTGATCCGTTTCAAGGATTACGGCGCCGGCGCCGACGTCGCTGCGTCCCGTGCACTGTTCATGGGGCGCCAGGCTGCCGTCACCGCCTACGGTTCGTCGGGTGGCCTGCGATTCTCCTGGTCGGAGGAGATGCAGG